ACGAAATCTTCCCGTCCGTGTTGGTACAGATTTTAAGGTCTATATCGTCCGCTTCATCGATGAAATCTTCGCTTATCTCGCTTTCGTATATCAAATCCTCCTTTTCTTCCTTGAATTCGTAAATCCCCTCCAAGTCCTGAATGGTCTGTTCCAATTTGATATTCTTGATGAAAGTCCATTTGGCACCAAAAAGCAATATTAAAGAAGAAGCCATACTTGCGTTGTAGATAGCGTAGAGGGTTAATTCTATATCCCCGAATATGGGTGTTGACGGTGGATTTATTATGTATCCGGAAAGGTCGCCCAATCCCATTGTGTAGGTGTTCGTGTTCTTTGTCTTGAGCGTGGTTCCGAACTTGCTTGAACCCTTCTTTATCGGTATTGGAACATAAAAAACAGAATTGGTCGTAGTCCAGGCCGTGCCGTTGTAGTAGTAATTTCCAATCCTTAGTTTGGCTGGAATTCTCCACTCCATGTCGCTAGAAGCCTCTTCGGTGGGGTCTGTGTTTATTCTTCCATCGTCGCCACTAACATCATTGTTTTCTATGTTAACCTGAGCCTCACAGGAAAAGGCGAAATAAATCTTATTGTGAACAAAGAAGCGTTTTTCGGACTTAAGGTTTAAGACAGGGTGTGTTTCCTGAAGTATCTTCCCATCCAGTGCGTTTGCTCTTGATGAATAGTTCTTAACAAACAGCTCCGAATCAAAACTTAGCTTAGTAGGTACATTGTCCGACGTGTATCTTACCGCTTTCATCAAGGCTGAATAAGCCTCTGCCGTGAATGGTTTCTGGTCTGACACGATTGGTGTCATGTCGGAATAGTAGTAATAAACATTCGAATTATCGTCGCAAACCAAGGGAACGGTTATCAATGTGTGCGTCGGAGACTTAGAGTTTTTCCGATAGCTTATCTCTGAATATCCGCTCCAAGCAGATTTTTCCACCGCATCGTCAATATTAGGCAAAAAGTCTTTTACCTCGTAAAGCGAACAGTTTACGGCTATCTTGTTCTTTCCCGGTATCCTGCTTATCGTTGAACCTGTTCCTTTATGTCCTACAGAATTAACCTCTCTTAAATCGCTTAGCGTTACGCTTGTCTTTGTGTTTCCCGAATATTTGTGGTAACCGTTGAATCCTTTCTTGATAGCCAGATAATCCAACAAATACAAATCATCCTCGAACGGGGTAAAAGTACACTCAACGAGATACTTTGCAATCTCCTCTAAAACTTCGTAATAGGTCATTGCCTCGTTCAGCTCGTCGAAGAAATTACCCGAAGCGACACCTGCTAATTCGTAGATATTCTCGTCCAGTTTTCCACGGACTGAATCGGTAAGGTATAAGTCTACATAACCCGATAAATCCCGTGCCCGCTTGATTATGTCCAAAAACGTAACCTTGTCTGCCGTGAGGTCGAATTTCTTGTGCTTTAAAGTTGAAAGTGCGGCGACGCATTCCATCTCGTAGATAAATTCAGGTGAGGAAAAGTCCTGATTAAACGTGTCGGGTGTTAAAAATCCAATCCACTTGACAGAACCGTTAACGAGTAGTTTTATTCTTATCCCCTGCGGGTCGCTTGTGTACAAGTCTTTCAGGTAGTCCGAACCGTAAACACTCAAAGTGGCCAACGATGAACGTATCGGTGCTAAAACATCCACGTCTTCCGTGTCTATGCTGAACGGCTCACCGCCGCCGATAAGCTCCACGGAAGAACCGATATAATCCTTTAGCTCAACATTGACGACACAGTCAACGTCGCTTATTGTTTTAAATGGTATGGTGTATTTCAGTCCGTACATGCTCTTTACTAATAGGTTATTTTTAACTGTTTTAGTACTAAACTCTTGATGAACGTTTCGATTGATTTCCTAATATACCAACCAGCTTCTTGCCTTTTATCTCGAACTCAACCTTTCCTCCAATACCTCCGAAGTCGCCGTTTTTTATCGCTCCCCACAGTTTGGATTGTTGCGGTGTGGTCATTATCATTTCGCCACCGTTAGCCCTTATAAGATTCCTGTCTCCGCTTGTAAATATGCTATCCACGATACCGCCGTCCTTGAATCCGGGAATTGCTGATGCTATTTTTGCCGCAGATATCAAACCCTGCATCGTAGCGATTTGCCCGGCGGCAAGCGCAGGCCCAGCAAACGGGATATATGCGTAGGCGGCAGTACTTTGCGCAGCCATAACCCCTTTTGCGGCCACCTCCTGTGCGGTAAGGCCAGCGCTGTCTCCGCTGTATCGGCCGCAACTTTTGCGCTTGTGATAGTAGATATATTTGCTACTTCGGTTGCGGTAGAAACCCCCAATTGAGCGGCTTTTGCTGCATCCAGTTTTGTGATTAATTCCTGAATTGCTTTGTATGATTCCCATGTTCCAATTAATCCTTTTACGGTATCACCAATGGCGTTTATAATCGAAACCATCCGTTCAAATCCGCTCATATCCTCGTTGGCTATCCTGCTCCACGACCTTGCGGCTCTATCCAAAGCGTCGGCAAAACCCGTTACTCCGTCAATGGACTGTTCAAAGATGGAAAGATTCATCTCCTTTATGTCCTCTTTGAGTTTGGATAGCCTCAAAGCATCGGAAAGGGATGTTAATTTCTGTTCCTCTTTCCATATCTCTTCCATCGCAATCTTTCCCTCCTCACGAAGTCGCTGTATATATTTTTCAAGCTGTCCGTATTCCTCTTCGAGTATGTCAGATTCAGTTTTTTTATAATCGAACGTCGTGTCTCTTGGGTCGTATCCAACCATCGACACACCGCCTGAAATCGGTTTAATCTTATGCTTATTGGCTTCGATTACTTTTTGCAGCTCATACAGTCCGCTAAAACCTTTTATGTCGTCGGGTGCGTTTTTGTCTTTCTTTTTGCTTTCTCCTCCAGCCGATGGGGTATATTGGCTTTTACTTCCGCCTACACCCGACAGGTCAACACCAGCCCTAACCGCTGCATCTACTTTCCATCCAGCATCGGCAACTACTTTTTGAAGTTCCTGTATTCTCGCATAATCACGGTCTATCTGGCTGTCTATTCCTATGCCTTTCTTTAATGCAGAAAATGTACCACGAAGCCTCAATTTCTCGTCCATCTTTTCAGCACCGCCATATTTCGAGTACAAAGAATTGATTTCATCCTGTGCGGTTAACCCCTTGTTTACGTAAAAATCTGCTTCTGCGGATGCCTTTAACAGCCTTATCCTTTCATTTACCTTTTTGTTTAACTCGTCTTGGTTTGATATTTCAGTCCCTAAAAGAGAATTTAATGTGGATTGAGCCTTGTTTAACTCATCCTGCGTACTTTTCTTGTCGTTCAATACCGAAAGTGATGTTTCAAGCATTGCAACCTCTTTCGGAGTAGATAACGATTCAGCCTCTTTTCTGTATTCGGAAAATATATTCTTTATTTCTTTGGCTTCCTTTCTCGCCTCGATCAACTTCATCACGAAGTTTGTAATCAGTCCAATAACAGCCATCGGGAGGATGGTGGAAAATGCCGCCCTTATGGTGGCAATAGCCGAAACGGCGACCTTTTTAAGACCGTTGAACGCAACACCCCACCTCGTGACCATCTGTGCCGCATTAGCCTCCTGAACGGCTTTCAATCCAGCCTGCTCTCTTAGCCTTGCCTTATTCATTGCCGATTCTGCGGCGGTCAGCTTGGCGTAATATTGTATTTTTTGCTCGTTGGTTGCTTTCGAGTATAAAGCGGAAAGCTCATTGTATCTCTTTTCCGCTGCGACCCTTTTCGCTGTAGCCAATTCCAATTGTTGCTCGGTCTGAACCTTATTGGCTAAAACTTTCTGATTCTCGGTTACTACCTTTTGGGTTAAGGACGAATAAGCCTTTGCTATCTTCCCGCTTGTAAATGCAGCTACAATAACCGCCACAACCCGCATGAACGAAGTCTGGATATTACCCAGCATTCCGTTAGCCCAGTCGACGATCTTTTTAAAGTACTCGCCGATTTTAAGGTCTTTGGTTAACTTTGTAAAAGTGTTCTTTAGCCTGTTAACCGAAGTTTCGATATTGTCCGTATTGACTTCGGGCAGCATCTTCTCCATCTCCTTTACGAAAGGCAGCATAACGTCCTTTGAAATTAGCTTACCCGCCTTTAACAGTCCATCCAACTCCTGAATAGTTACGCCGACCGCTCTCGCCATTGCTTCCATCGCAACGGGCATCCTTTCACCCAACTGTCTCCTCAACTCTTCGGATGAAATCTTACCCTTACTCATCATTTGGGAAAGTGCCAGATAGGAAAGGTGAGCATCTTCCGAACTCATACCGAAAGCGGTAATGCTTCGGGTAAATGATTCAAAGATTGTATGTTGGTCTTGGACTGAAATTCCTGCAGAAGAAGCGGCTGCGCTAAACTTCGCAAATTCCGAAGTCATTCCGTTCAGTTCCTGCCCCCACCTGTTGGATGTTTTAACAAGAAAGTCCATGTTTTTAGAGAAACCCTGTGCGTCGCCTGAAATGTTTCTCAACGCAACCCTCGCTCTTGTAGTTTCCCTCGCCACCTGAACAAAGCGGCTAACCATATTGCTAAGTCCTATTCCTCCCAGTCCCAAAGCGGATGCCATACCCAACGCCTGGTACTGTATGGAAAGCAATCCTTTCTTTACTACATCCGCTCCTCTTTTAAACTGATCGGTTGTCATTCGCAACGCGATCGCAAAATTCATCTTACTCATAATGCTTCTTTTTTAAATTTCCATACATAACCTCTGCCTGTTTTTGTTCTTTCGTGGCAACACATACTAATACTGCCAGTACTAATTCCAATCGCTTTAGCTGCATCTTTTATCGATTTATACTCTCGTATAAAAATTCCTTCTTTAGAATATTGAATTACAGGTTTACTATGAGCCACAGACAACTTTTTCCTCACATCATAAGGTCTCGGCTTTCCTCTTGCCGCACTTGCTGTTGCTTCTATTTGTTCCTTCGTCCTTTTTCTCGCTCTGAACTTTTTAATGGTTTCTTTTTTGTGTTTTTTACCATACATTCCATTATTAACTCCGGCAACTTTACCCTTCATTGATTTAGATATTCTATCTTTTGTTTCTTCACTCATTTTACCAAGCACCTCACCATATTTACAATTATAACCATTGTTAACAGAATCGTATCTTTTGGTAAAGGCTAACTCCAATGTTCCCAATAGATAATTTAAATGTCTATATTTTTTACTGGTCGTAAATAAATATTCTATTTTGAATGCATCGATACCGTATTTTTTAAAAGCTGGTTCAAGTTTTTTTAACCCAACTACATCGCCACGCCTATATCGCCTCATTCTTCTTTCAAGGTCAACAGACTGCCCGATATATACTTTGCCATTAACCTTATTCGTTAACTTATATATTCCAGCAATTTTACTCATAATGGTTTGCTGTTAAAGAATTTGTTAAACATGTCCTTGTCTTTTTCCAACTGCTCCAAAGCGTCCTTTTCGAGCTGTTCACTTTCCCACGGGAAT